GGCTATCAAGTGTTGAAGATCAACTAAAAACTCAGAACCGTTTTGAAGTTCAAGAACTAGAAACGAAAGATCCTCGCCAAGTGACACTTGACGAACTAATCGGCCATCCACCCAGCGGTCAGACTCGAAATAGTTCACACTGACCATCCGTCCGGCGAATTGATTAAAATCTAGAGCGGAATCCATTGTGCCCACCGACCATCGTCAACGACCACGCCAACCCCGATCTGGGGTTTTAGTTTCGCATCCCGAGCGTAGTGGAATGCGTACTGCTCGAAATCAATTAGTGACCCTGTACATAATCCCCAAACATTCATGCCATTGGTTTTCATGTACTCCACTCCTGCTATCGAGTGGAAGTGTCCGATTGCAGTCGAGATCCCGTTAAGCATTGCCGCTTGTTTGTGTGGTGTCTGACCCCCATGAGCATCCCCGTGCTCGATCATGAACGGGTACTTACAGGGAACCTTCCAGGTCTTCTGCCATCGCCATCCCGCAGGGGCTTCAAGCACGTCCTCGTAACGGCGGAGCATGATTGATGGGATCTCGGCCTGTGTTGCTTTCCTCATCCACCGAGTGCCGTGGTTTGAAATAGCGAGACGCATCTCAGGGAAAGTCTGATACCACTTACGCAACTCCTCAAGAGAGGCTTGGATCTCTCCCATCGCCGAGTGGTTCGCGTTCGGGTCTTTAGGCCATAACCCACCGAAATAATTATCCAGTTCATCGCCTATGCACAGAATATTCTCCGAAGGGATTCGGTAGTGCTTCACGACGTACTTACAGAACTCTAGCGCGTGTTGATGATGAAATGGGATCTGTAGATCCGAGATCACGAGCCAACGAGACGGGTCGAGATCATATGCCATTAATTAAATGGTGACCCACTCGGGGTGACACACAACTAAAAACACGCTTAAGATTCTATTCATGGCAGGGAAGCCGAAACCGAAACTAATCCTAAGGGTCTGCCTTGGGCCCGAGTGCAAGACGAAGTTTAAGACGGACTCGCGCTTCCAGAGGCTTTGTCATCAGTGCCGAAGAAAACAAATGTACAAGTACCTAGACCCCAAATGACCCGCGAAATCTCTATGGAAACCATCACCGACGAGGAGTGGGAGCAGATTTATCAAATCGCTAAAGACCTCTACAAATCAGGTCAGCACGGGACCTCTCACCTTCGCTGCTCGGTTCACGCTTTCGTGATCTGGATGCTCGCCACGGACTCCCAGGTTGTAGAGCCCATGCCCGAGGACGGGGCGCCGCTTCATTGAATTTCCCCAAAATGTTGCAACACAAATCACGAACCATGATTTATGATAACGCGGGGCGCACGCCTTGCTTTTGCTTTTAACTCAGAGTGATATCCTAGACCTATGCCCAAACGCGGCGAACTCTCCGAGAGAGAACTAAAGTTCGTCCTTGAATACCTCGAGGACCAAAACGCAACACGCGCTTACGAAGCAGCGGGATACCCATCTAAAAGCTACTCCTCATCCGCTGTCACGGCGCATAAATTATTAAAAAAAGCTAATATTCAAGACGCGATACGTCGAGAACGTGATCGGCAGTTGAAGCGGCTACACATCACTAAGGGGCGAGTGCTGAAGGAACTTTCCAAGATCGCTTTCGCCAACGTCGAGGAAGTCATCAAGTGGGATAACTCAGGCGTGCACTATTCGAGCTCCGAAGAACTGCCGAAAGAAGTCACCGCAGCCGTCGCAGAGGTCACCGAGACAGTCACGAACAACGGCCACACACTCAAGTTCAAGATGCACGACAAAGCTAAGGCCCTCGTCGCTCTCCTAGAGAAGTTTGATATCGCAGACGACGAGAACAAAACTCTTTACCTCTACGACGACCCGTCGGACCCTCCAGCTTGAACCACTCCAAGCAGTACGCATTCCGTAAGGACAAGACACGTCACCGCTTTGCACTGGCGGGACGGCGCGGAGGCAAGACCGTTGGAGTTCGGGAGATCATTCTCGAAGAGGTAGCGAAGTTCGAGCCACGCACAGAGGCGTTCGTGGTCGCACCGTCTCACATGCAAGCGATGGAACTCATGTGGGAGCCCCTTGAAGAGCGGCTATACAACCTCGGGGCATCGTATAAGGCACTCGTATCAAAGCAGCGGATTGAACTCCCTGGGCGTCGTGCGATCTTCCTCATCGGAGCAGAGAAGATATCTCGCATCCGTGGTCACGCGGCAGGGCTCGTATGCCTTGACGAGGTCGCGTTCTTTTCAAAGCCCCTTAAAGATATCTGGCGTGCAGTACGACCAGCCCTCTCAGACCGCAAGGGCAGAGCAGTAATCACCACCACCCCAAACGGTAAGGGAACGGACGCATATGATTTCTATCTAGATATCATGCGACAGCCGGAAGACTGGTCGTATCACTACTGGTCAACCTACGATAACCCTGGGGTCGATAAGGAAGAGATCGAGAACGCCAAAAGAGAACTCGATGAGCGGTCATTCCGACAAGAGTACGAGGCAACATGGGAGTCCTTCGAGGGGCTCGCCTACTACACCTTTAACGAGAACGTGCACATCAAGAAACAGCCCGAGATCAACCCCGAGCTCCCTCTCGCACTGACCTTTGACTTCAACGTGAACCCCACCTCGCTGCTCTTGATCCAGAACCAAGAGCTACACAGAGTTAAGCGGGAGTATTCTTTAAAGAACTCCTCGACCATCGAGACGGTGAAGAAGTTCTGCCAAGACTACGCCCACTTGAAAGAGAAACTCCACCTCTTCGTCCACGGGGATGCGGCAGGGTCTAACCGCCACTCGACCACAGGGTTCTCGGACTACCACTACATCACCGAGCTCCTCACCCACCACGGTTACCGCTTCCAAACCAAGGTCATGGCTAAGAACCCAGCAATCATTGACCGCGTCTCCGCAGTTAACTCCTACCTCATGTCAGCCGTAGGAACTCACCGAGTGGAGATCGACCCGTCATGCAGCGAGTTAATTCGTGACCTCTCATCTCAGCCCCTCGACGGGCGCTTTCCGTCTGATAAAAATAACTTAGGGCACAAAGCAGACGCGCTTGGGTATTATATTTACTGGCAGCACATCGTCGGGAACCGTCGCCCACAGGAGACTATCGAGCTATGAGCCTTGCACAAGAAACGAAGATGATCGCGGCGGCCTACAAGTCTAACCTCGACCGTCTCACCCATAACGCCGAGCTGTACGATATCTTCGAGGGGAATCTCCTCCCTTACGTGCTGTATCAAATTAAGAATCAAGTCTCTCAGCAGGTCTACAAGCAGATTGAGCACCGCGCGGCACCGATCAACGTCCTAAAGAAGATCGTCGATAAACAATCGGGCCTGTATCTAAAGCCGCCGCAACGCCTGGTCATTGAAGGAAACGACACCGATAAGGAAGTGTTCGGCTGGTACGAGAAACAAATGCAGCCCAATATCGCCATGGGGATCTGCAATAACTACTTCAACCTGTTTAAGAACTTCGCAGTAGAGCCGTACCTTAACAGGAATTTGATGCCACGCCTTCGCGCTCTCCCATCCGATAGGTTCTTCGTTGTGTCGACCGACATGGTGGAGCCCAACCGCCCCACACATTTCATCAAGGTCATGGGGAAGCGTGCGGATAAGTCAGGCCGAGAATTAACGATCCTCTACGTCTACACCGACGATGAGTTCATCATTCAGGACTCAAACGGTAACGTGCAGACCGACATGATGAATCAAATGCGCATGGACGGCGGTAACCCTTACGGAGCTATTCCGTTCGTGTACTCGGTGAAGTCCGCGACTGCTCTCATGCCTGTCATGGATACCGATATGCAGCGCATGACCACACTCATACCAGTGCTGCTCTCTGACCTTAACTTCGCGGTTATGTATCAGTCCTTCTCGATCCTCTACGGTATCGACGTGGACGAGGAGAATATCAAGATGTCTCCTAACGCTTTCTGGCGATTCAAGTCAGACCCTTCAAAGGGCACAGAGCCTAAGATCGGGATGATTAAGCCTGAGGTCGATACTGACAAGGTCATCGCCCTAATCCAAGCCGAGCTCTCCATGTGGCTGCAATCAAAGGGCATCCGTCCTGGGGCTGTGGGTCAACTCACTACCGAGAACTTCGCATCTGGTATTTCTAAGATGGTGGACGAGATGGACACCTCGGATGATAGGCAGAAGCAGATCCCGTTCTTCAAGGAAGCCGAAGAGCAGCTCTGGGATTTGGTACTCCAGAAGATGCACCCCGTGTGGATGCGTAACGCTGGATACGAGCAGAAACTTTCCTTCTCGTCGCGGGCAAAGGTCGAGGTGCTCTTCAGAGAACAACTCCCGAATCAGAACTTCGAGCAGGTCTTACGGGAAGTGAAGGACCAGATCGCACTCGGACTCATGACCAGAGAGATGGCTCTAAAAAAACTCTACCCTGATCATTCACAAGAACAGATTGATGAACTACTCTCCGAACTCCAGCCGGAAGAAATTACGGTTGAGACCAGTGGAGAGGAGAAACTAGATGAAAGCACCGAAGTCGAAGAAGCCAACGAAGAAGAAACCAGCGAAGAAGTAAGTGGCAGCTAAACACCAGTTTAGAGATATCAAGGTAAGCCCGGCGTACACCGAAGAGGAGCGTCGGGCTATTGCTCGTGACCTAGTATCGTACATCCGCGACCGTACTAAAGAGGGCAAAGGGCCAGGCGGTAAGGAGTGGGGCGGTGGGGCTGGGAAGTACTCCGACGAGTACAAGAAGAGCCTAGAGTTTAAGATCGCGGGCAAGGACTCGACCGTTGACCTCACCCTCTCGGGCGACATGCTCGACTCGATGGACGTTCTCTCAACCGAAGGGAACAAGATCCGCATCGGGTTCGAGAACGGCACTGAAGAGAACGCGAGAGCAGACGGGAACATCCGAGGAACATACGGCCAGGATCGACCCATCCCAGGTAAGGCGAGACCGTTTCTAGATCTCACTCCCGACGAGGTTAAAGCGGTGCTCGAGAAGTACCCGCTTGATGACCCAGAGACACGAGGTTTTAGAACTGCGGTTGTGAACGCTACAACTGATTTTTCTGGCGAGATGATCTCAAACCTATTCGGTGAAGATGATGAGTGAAGCGGATAAGATTGCCCGCCTAATTCTAAAAATCGAATCGTCTTTAAGGGGTGCCACAAAAGGGAAGCTGCTCGATGACGTTGGCCGACAGCTAGCCGATAGGATACGGCTCAGAACTAGGCTAGGTAAGGGCGTCTCTAAAAACGGAGCTATAGGCGGGTCACCTAAGCCACTCGAGAAATTAGCCACTACAACCATCGCATCACGAGAGAGAGACTCTCAGCTATCCGCACAGACCGCCCCAGGTAAGTCTAACCTCACTAGACGCGGCGACCTTCTCGACTCGTTGACGCATAAGGCCAGTAACGGTTTAATTCAGATTCTCTTAGAGGGGAAACATTACTCAGGTCTTACGAATGAGAACCTAGCCGAGATCCTTTCCGTCGATGACGCGAAGCGGGCAAAGGCTCAAGCAAGTGAGCTACCGTCAAAGACCCCTAAGGAGAGAAAGAGAAAGTCTAGGATTTTAAAGGCTCTAAGGAAAGTTCTAAAGGCGCTTAAACTAAAGGGAGCACCCAAGACCCCCGGTGGTGAGAAGAAGAGAAAAGCAAAGGGTGGTCAGCCGTCTGGACGAGGTCGCCCTGGTCGCCCATTCATGGGGATCACAGACCCAGAGTTAAAATTCTTTGCGCGTATCTATGGGGAAGCAATCCGAGAGATCATCGAGGAGTCATTGGGCGGTAAGTAGAGAGTTAATTTTAACCCCTAGCGATTTCCTTTTTTTAACAAAGTGTTGAAAGATTAACTCAAAGGGGTAACCTAATGAGTGAACAAGCCAAGCCCTCCAGTGGAGGCAACGACGGGTCAGCCAGTGGCGCCGCCGGAGATCAATCACAAGACCAGCAAAGCGTAGCCTACGAGACGCACAAGAAACTCCTCGCGGAGAAGAAGAAACGCGATGAGGAACTTGCAACTCTCAAGAGCCAGCTCGAGCAGGTGCAAGCGAAGGAACGCGAGCGCCAGGAGAGTGAACTCAAAGCTAAAGAAGAATGGAAGAAGCTAGTTGAGATCCGCGAGAAGGAACTCTCGGAACTCAAAAAGCAAGTTGAGCAAAAGGATTCGCTCATCGTTACATCCATTAAACGCGGCGCGGTTAAGAGTGCGATCAATGGCATGGTCCCCGATAAGTATCTGGGCCTGATCGACGTGTCGAAGGTTGTAATCAATCCCGAGACTGGCGAGCCGGACCCGGCATCTGTGCAGGAAGTCGCGAGGTCGTTTGAGCAAGAGCACAAACTCCTCATTCTTTCTAAGGATGGAAAGACAGGGCTTCCTCATGAAGCAGCGGCAGGAGCAAAGAAGCTCACTTATCAGGAATGGGTAGCGTTGCCGAACTCTAAAGAAATGAAGGCCCGTCAAAATGAAGTTGACTGGTCCACAGCACCATAAAAGGAATTTAAAAAATGGCTACTACGGATATTAATCAAATCAGCGAACAGGTGCAGAAGAAGTGGGCACCATTGTTCATGAAGGAACTGCGCGAATCCCTTCTCTTGGGCTCGCTCGTGAACAAGGACTATGAAGGCGCGATTGGTCAGGAAGGCGATACGGTTTACGTTTCGCAGATCAATGCTCCTCAAGGTCAACTGAAGACCGTCGGCACCGACGCGGACACGTTCGATAGCTCGCTGCTCTCGACGACTCGTGTTGCTGTGGTTGCTGACAAGCGTGCAGTCGCTGCGTTTGAAATCGCAGACACCGCAATGCTCATGAGCCAATTGAACAGCCAAGAGTCTGCTATCCGCGACTCTCTCGTGTTCGCTGTGGCGCAACAAGTGAACAACTACCTGTACTCCCTCGTTGCTCCTTCGGCTTCTTCTCCTGACCACCAAGTCACTTCCGTGACCGACCTGAATGCTTCGCAGCTCAGCGGCGTGCGCGTTCTCGCGGCACAAGCGAAGTGGATGCGTGAAAAGGGATGGTACGGGTTGATCGACCCAGTTTATATGGGCGATATCATGAACGCACAGACGCTCGTCTCAACAGACTTCGGCGCTTCTGATGCTCCGATCATCGGCGGTCAAGTTGCACTTCCTCGTTTTGGATTCAACCTGCTCGAAGACAACTCGATGAACGCCGACACTGCGCTGTTCTTTCACCCTGACTTCATGCACTTGGTAACGCAGATTCAGCCACGCTTCAAAGTGTCTGACCTGCACTCCAATAAGAAGTTCGGCATGCTCCTGAGCGTTGACATGGTGTTTGGTGCTAAGCTTGGTATCCAGGGATCGCTCAAGCACATCACCGTATCTAACGCTGCATTCGCTCACGTTTGATAGGTAATTAGATGGCAGACGAAATGTTCGATAGTTTGAATCCTAACACCTCCGCACTAGAGTTTCTTATGGGAGACTCTGCTGAGGATTTAAAGAATCAAATCACGAGCATTCGTCTGCCGACTAAAATCATCGCAATTTATGCTGTCGGGTCTAAGCATGTCGCTTGGATTCAGACGACGGCGAGAATCGTTAAGAAAGTAAAAGGAAAGTAAAATGCCAGTAGCAAAAAGTTACAAAGAGCATCGCTCTTGGGGTCCCGAAGTTGAGTATCTCGAATTCGTCTACGACTTCGCTAAAGACGGCGGAGCCATCGGCGCATACGACCTCGTGAAGCTGAAGGACCGCACGGTCATTCGCGCTGCTTACATGGACGTCGAGACCGCTTGCACGTCCGGTGGTTCGGCTACTGTGTCAATCGGACCTAGCACTTCTGTTGCCGCACTCGTTGCAGCTACGGCGGTTGCTTCGTTGACTGCTAACGCTTCGATCGACGGCGCTTCCATCGGTACGACCCTCGCGGTTGCTCCCGATGCGGTGATCGTCCTCGATATCGCAACGGCAGCTCTGACCGCTGGTAAGATCAAGGTACGTTTGGAACTTGCTAAGTTCTAAGCCTGTTTCCTCTCTCTTTCAGGCGTAGATCCCCCGTGGGTGGTGACTGTCCTCCCACTCACGGGGTTTTATTTTGAGGTTTGAATGGCTTTAGATCCGAACATTAACACGCTTGAAAAAGCTAAGTTCGCAGAGACTGGGTCAGGGGAAACTGCTGTTAGAATTGTCGGAGATATATCTAATCCAATCCCAGTAACATCGGGCGGTGTTACAAGTTATGCAAAGCGTGTAGACTCGGTTGGCGAATCAATAATTTATATCGGCGAGGCTGATGTAGGTGAATCAAGCAGTTCTGCGTCTTGGAGAATACAGAGAGTTACTTTTACGGATAGCGCAAACGATGTGACAATCGAATGGGCCGATGGGGTTTCTTCGTTCACAAAAATATGGGACGATAGAGCAGATTATACTTATAGCTAAGGTGGAATATGTCTAAAGGCAACACAACTGAAAATGATGTTCTAGAGTTAATCTTTAAAGCAACGACTCTTTCTTGGAATGGAAACACAAACCTTTACATTTCGCTTCATACCGCAGACCCTGGTGAGGCAGGATCTCAAACTACCTCAGAAGCGACCTATACAAGTTATGCTCGGGTAGCTGTTGCTCGAAGCGGATCGGGATGGACTGTCTCTGGAAACCAAGCATCAAACGCTGCTTTGATTCAATTCCCACAATGCACAGGCGGAAGCTCTGTGGTGACTCATGTCGCTATTGGGACTGCATCCTCTGGAGCCGGTCAGATTCTTTACAAGGGTGTGCTTTCTTCTTCTTTGTCTGTTAGCAACTTGGTTCAACCTCAGTTTGCTATTAGCGCATTAACCATCACCGAGGACTAAGATGCATTGCTCAGAGTGTGGCGCTGAAATGACGACAATTAACCCTCCTTGTGAGTGTGAGGCTCCTATTGTCGCCAACATTCAGGCTACGGCCACTGGTTGCGGCGGGATTAAATGAGCTATACTCTTTCCGAGTTTATAGAAAGAGATGTCGAGCTTGGATATTACGACATCATTTCTTATAGAAAAGTTCACAACCAATCCACATTCTCTAGCAGATGGTTTGATCTTTCTGTAGCTCCAGGAAATCCGGTTCCTGAGTTTTATGCATCTACACCATTAACGGCCACGCCCATTAATCATAAAACCTCGTTCAGGATTAGAGATGCAGACGAAGATACCAGATACATAACGAAAGTTATTTTAACGACATCTTCATCTCAGATATTGCAGGTTAAACTAATTAATCGTATTGCTTTTTGGCCCTTTGTCGATGGTGATGACCCTAGTCTTCAGGTTTTTAATAATGATTTTAAAGCAGAACTTGATAACTATCCCAACACTCAAGTCTATTTAGTTGCTCAATCAGCCATCTCAGGAAACGTAAAAGCAACTATTAATTACACAGATAGACTATCTAATACTTACTCTTCATCTCAACAGATTAACGACGGCTCACAATATGGGCAGCTCTGCTTTGGGAGTATTTCTGGTGGGGTCGTGTCTAACGGACCATTTTTAAATTTAGATGGAAATGATAAATTTGGACCAGCGTTTTTAGAATCGGTTCAATTTTCTAGTGGTCTTCCTGGGGGCATTTTGTGTTTTGTTCTGTGCCAGGTTTTAGCTGAGTTTGAATTGCAAACCAACAACTCACCGGTAGAGGTTGACTTCATTAAAGATCAGGCCAGGTTAATTAAACTTCCAAAAGGTGCGCAGCCTAGTTTTTTAGTTCATGCTACTGGCAGTTTAAGTTCTGCGGTTATTACCGGAACAATCGAAAGCTGGTTTATATAATGGTAAAGCTTAACGACGTATCAATTTCAAATATTACACGAGAAGACATTCAATTTCCGGTCACTGTTTCATTGCCAAACTTTGAGCGCGCTGTAATTCATGACATTGAAACACTAAATCAATTGATTTTGATTCTAGAAGAATTCAAACAACTACACGAGGCCGACAATGGGATTTAATTCACAAGATGATTTCATTTCAGAAGTTTCTAACGGTAAGTTTTGGCGAAGTGACTGGAATAAGATTACCGGAGGAACAGCTTACGCCGCCGGTCGTTGGTATGATTTGAGTTTATTAAACGGAACACCGATTGCCAATTCGTTCACCGGAACTGCGCTTAACTCTCAGGTCCCTACCGAAGCGAGCGGTTTTAGTTTATATCATGGCGGTAACGTATCTCCAGACACTAAACACCTAACCAATATTGGCGCATTTACTGCTGTGTCCACGGGTGTTCCTGCGGTTTTGATGCTGGTCGATATGTTGCTTTATTACCCTGGCATCTCGATGAACTCGTCATCAGCTCAAACACTTACAACTGGAACAGCGCTTACTAGGTACACGACCGGCGCAGGTGTTAGGGCTTTTTTAACTGTAACAACTGCCACTGGTGCCACTGGTCACAACGTCTCAATTAGTTATACCGATCAAGGCGGTAACTCTGGAGCATCCATGCCAGTGACTGTCGCATGTACGGCATCGGCAATTGCTGGTCACATTACGCACTCAGGAACTGCGGCTAACAACTATGGACCGTTTTTGCCTTTAGCTTCTGGTGACACTGGTATCAGATCAGTTCAAAGCATCACAATTTCCGCAGCTTCAGGAGCTGGTGCGGCAGCGTTAGTACTTTGTAGACCGCTTGCAACGCTTCCACTTACTACCGCATCGGTAGCTGGTGAGCGGGATCTTATGAATCAACTCCCATCTCTTCCGAGGGTGTTTGATGGAGCTTGTTTGACGTGGTTGTTATTTACTGGAGCAGCTGTCGGTGCTTCAAGTAACTTTTACGGGTATTGTGATTTTAGTTACGGTTGATTATGGCGCTTATTGGGAATAAAAATCTTTTTTACAAGATTCCGATAAAATACATAGGCGGAAATAACCTTTCCAGTCAGCGATCGAATTGGAACACACAAGGACAGTCTAGAAACTACTTTGCAAGTGATGCCAGTATCTCAGCAAGAGAAGGCATCCCATCAGGCAGTAGACCGCCTCAATGTTGGGTAATTCCAATCAAAGAGGGGTCGATAAGATCAAGGACGATTAATTCTTCCTCAGGATTTGGAATAAATGGTGCGCTAGGGAGAAACTTAGATTCTTCTATTGCCGGTCAAGGTGCATTTAATCCGGGTGATCTCAGCGCTCTTGTTGATATTGTAGCCTCTCTTTCTGCATCTGGTTCTGTAAGCAATGCCACTCTAGAGCTGCTTGTCTCAATTCAATCAAGCATCAGTGCATCGGGTTCTTTTAGTGGGGACATTAGTGGTGCGGTTGTTTCTGAGATTGTTTCCGCGATTTCTGCTTCTGCTAGCTTTAGTAACGCAGATGTTTCAGCGATTAAGGGAGCACTAGCAAATCTTGCTGGCACTGGGACAATTACTCAATCCGATGCCAATGCTTTAGGAATTATTGCGGCAAATATCACTCCATTTACAGAACTATCTCCTAAAAACCTAGCGATTGCGGTGTGGGACGAGCCTACTTCTGACCATCAAATAGATGGCACCTTTGGTAAGTTTGTGCAGAAGCTTTTAACAGTAGCTAAATTTTTGGGGCTTAAATAATGCTAATCAATAGCCGAGTCATTTTAAATAAAAACGGTGTCCTAACTGATCTCAGTCTCCGGTTGTCTGATTATAACAGCAACACTGCAGTGATTCACATTGATACAGGCACAGATTTTTTGTACGTGGGCTCTGATCTTCCTTTCAACCATAGATATTTTATGGTCTCGGTTGAGAATAACTTAGCAGCAACCATTTCTATTGACCTATGGAGTGGTGACGGTTGGACCCCAGCTATTGATATTTTAGACGACACAATTAATAACAATCATCCTCTTGGAAAAAGTGGGATTATTTCATGGAGTCCAGATCCTGATAAATCGTCTTGGAGTTACGACGACACAAATGAAATGCCAAACTCCGGGCTTCAAACATTAAATATTCAGGGGCTTTATTGGGCGCGACTTAAATGGTCCAATGACTTGCGTCCATCAACGGCTCTTCAATATATTGGTCATAAGTTCTCAACTGACGATGACCTCTATGTAGAGTATCCAGAATTCTCTGTTACTAATTTTAAGACGGCTTTCAAGGCAGGTAAAACTACCTGGGAGGAGCAGTCTCTTGCTGCTGCTGAGTATGTGATTCAAGAGTTACGCACGATGAACCTTGCTCGTAGTGCTGACCAGATTCTTGATTGGAAGTTATTTCAAAAAGCTTCTGTGCATCGTACGGCTTCAGTAATCTTTAAAGCGTTCGGGGATGATTACTCAGACAACCTCGTTCAGTCTCTCAGAGACTTTAAAGACGCGATTCAAATTAAGTACTACAACCTAGACACTAACCGAGACGCCACTCTCACTGAACAAGAGAAGGTCGCCACCACGGTGTTCGTTACGCGATGAGTAACTTCTCGGATCTCTACGATGCGATTGTGACTAGGATCGGGGTGGTACTCCCGTCACACACTCGTATCGTTAACCCCTACAACGTGGAGCAGAACCCTGAGGGGTTGATCCGCCAGGGCTGGGGGATTGCCTTGGGGAGTGGGACGAACACTAACCGTGAGCTCTCCTGCCGCATCTCCATTGGGAGAGATTTCGAGATCGTCCTATCGAGGAAGTTCTACGCTAAGGAGTCCGACGTAGAGGCTAAGGCTTCCGTCGAAAAGGAACTCTTCGAGGACCTGATTTTATTGATTAGAGATTTTTGCGATAACACCGCCTTGCCGGGCGCTCTCGGAGTAGTAAACTTCACTTCAGACGGTGGTGTTGAGCAAGTGTTCGGGGAGAAGGATAACTTCCTCGTTTTAAGAGCCACATTCTCAGTAGAACACCTCGAAACAATCTAGGAGATAACGCACATGGCCGAGAGTACACGCAAGACACGAGTCGCGATCGTTGAAGAGACCACCGAAGGGACGTTGAAGGCTCCTAGCGCGGCTGGGGAATACGTCGCCGTACAAGACGGCCTGACCCTCACCCCTGCTTTCGAGACGCTCGAGAACGCCGAGTTCAAGGCTTCTATCGCAGCATCTAAGACGATCCTCGGACTCGAGTCCCCTGAGGCGTCCCTCTCCCACTACTGCTACCACTCGGGTACGGAAGGCACGGAGCCAGAGATCGACCTCCTCATGAAGGGCGTCATGGGCGATAAGTCGGTGGCCTCTACGCAATACAACACCGTCGCTGCTTCCACCGCAGGCACCGCATTGGCTGCCGCCGTCGTTAAAGTCGACACGGGCGAAGGTGCTACGTTCGAGCGCGGTGAGGCACTCCTCATCAAAGACTCGTCTAACGGCTACTCGATCCGCCCTATTGAATCCATTTCGGGTAACGACCTGACCTTGGGCTTTAACCTTCCAGGCGCTCCTGGGACCGGTGTAGACCTCGGACGCGCGGTTCTGTACAAGCCTTCCGACGACGGTCACCCCACCCTCTCCATTTGGGACTACCGTGGAAATGGTGCCGTGGTTCAAGCCATGGCCGGTGCTCGCGTTTCTGAGATGACGTTTGAGGCTTCAGCCGGTGAGCTCATCAACATGAGCTTCTCGATGAACGGCTCCTCGTTCTTCTGGGACCCGATTGAAATTACCTCGGCTGACCGCTTCATTGACTTCACTGATGACGACGGCACGTTCGCCGCTTCTATCCCCGCTAAGTTCTACCGCGACCCACATGAACTGGCGACTGCTCTTCAAGACGCGATGAACAACACGGCGTCGACGGAAGTCTACACGGTCACTTATTCAGACAGCACGGGTAAGTTCAACATCAAGTGCACTGGCACGGTTCTTTCGCTCCTCTGGAATACTGGCGTAAACGCTGCGAATACCATCGGCGATAAGATCGGGTTCCTCACTGCGGCAAACGACACTGGAACAGCGGCGACGACGGGTTATACCTCGGACAACGCTCAGACGCTGACCTCTCCTCAGACTCCCGCTCTGGATGGTCAAGACCCGATCGCAGCTAAGAACCACGACGTGTACCTCGGAGACTTCGCGGACAACGTCTGCTTCCATCCTTCGTCGGTATCGATGACCGTCTCTAACGAGATCGTGGATGTGCCTTCGATCTGCCAAGAGTCTGGGATCAAGGAAAAGGTCATCAACTCCCGCTCTGTATCGGTTGAGCTCCAAGCGACTCTCGATCCATACGAAGCCGAGAAGTTCCGCCGCTTCCGTAACAACGAAGAGACCCGCTTCATGTATGCCGGTGGTGTTAAGTCCGGTGGGAACTGGGTCGCTGGTAAGTGCTTCTGTGTGTACATTCCGAAGTGCACGATCTCCTCTATCGAAGTGATCGACGCCGACGGAGTGGTCGCACTCACCATGACACTGAGCGGTTACACTTCCTCTGGTGAGGGTGAAGTTTTCTTCAACTTCGTGTAGCGTCTTTGGTCATGAAGACCAAAAAATACACAATTGAAGACGAGCACTTTTCTGGATTCGTAGAAACCAAACTCCTCTCGTATCCCGAGAGGCTTCGGCTCTTGGCGAAGATTCGGGTGATCATGTCCGACGCTAATAGCTCCGATAGCTTCGAGGCTATGGCGCGTCAAGTCGAGGTGATGCTGGAGAACGTGACGGGTTGTGAGATTACACACAAGGCCACGGGTCAGGTGTTTAAGGATCTCTCAGAGCTTGGATTCTACAACGAGGGGTCGGTGCTAATCAGTAATCTCTCGGCGGAATTCCTTAAGGGGGAGACGCTGGGAAAGTCTCAAGGGACGCCCTAAAGCAGCAGGTTAAGTGGGCGTATCTCGGGACGGATGGGATGAATGAAACCTATCCATACCTCGAGGCGTACATGGCTCATAAGAGCCTTAAAGATTTAGGGTTCACGTTTCAGGGTGAGAGTCTGGATGACTTGAGCAGTGAGGCGTTTATACTAATCGAGAGCGAGATCAAACGGCTAGAGAATGACAAGGTAAGGCGAAGCCAACGGAATGGCCGACATAAATCTAAACCTTAGAATCAATTACGGAAAAGATCCTACCGGACCACTGAAGCAGGTCCAGGCGGAGGTCAAAGGTTTAGAAGGAGCCTTTAAGAAGATCGGCTCCTTGGACGTCTTCAAGGGAGCGTTCGGCGCGGCTGTGGCCGTTAAAGGGCTCGAGCTCTTAGGCCAGGCGCTCAGCTCTGTAGTCGGTCAGTTCACGGCTGGGATTGATGCCGCGAAGGAAGCGGAAGAAGCACAGGCCGCGTTCGCGTTTGCGATCTCCGACACCGAAGAGAACGTAAAGCAAGCCACCGCTCAGTTCAGCGCGTTCGCAGACCAGCTCTCCGTTACCACTGCGTTTGAAGATGAGGCGATCATTAAGTCGGGCGCACTCATTGGGACACTGACCCGCCTCTCTGGGGAAGGGTTGCAAAATGCAACACGCTCGGCAGCTGACCTCGCAGCAGCTCTTGGAATTGATTTAGAACAGGCCGCCACTCTCGTTGGTAAGGCAGCCAACGGAAACGTCGCAGCATTTGGAAGATTAGGCGTTGAGATTAAGAAGGGCAACACCGACGCCGAGACTTTCGCTAACACTCTTAAAGCACTCGAGAGATTCCAAGGTGCTGCGGAAGCAAAGTCTCAGACGTTCGCTGGAGCTCAAACCCGTCTAGCTAATACGTTCGGGAATCTCCAAGAGGAACTCGGTAACACGATCGTAAAGAACCAAGCCTTCGTGAACGCGATCAACGCGGTACAGACCATCCTTGCTAGAGTCATCGAGTTTATTAAAGGCAACGGTCCTCAGATTTCAGAAGCTCTAGGACAGGGACTAAAGTTTGTAGTCGATGCTATCGGTGCCACGGTTGTGGGTCTTGATGTTCTGGCCCGATCAGTACAGCAAGCATTCGATATCATTAGGCTTGGGATTCAAGTCTCTATTCGTGCGATCCTCACAACTCTAGAGCCTCTCCGTAATGTTTCGGATGTTGTGGCGAATGTGCTCGACTCCTTCGACGACGGGATCAAGGAAACCTCAAAGAACATCGACGAGGCGTTCACTAAAGAGACGACTCTTCAAAAGTTCGCTGGCGTTATCGCAGAAGTAGGATCCGCAGTAGAGAAGGGAATCGGGCAAGAGGCTAAAACTGCCGCAGATCAAATCCAAGGTAGAGTTCTCCCAGCTCTCACAGAACTCTCCGAAGAACAGAAAAAGCTGGGCCAGCAGGGTCAAGACCTTGCGAAGTCTCTCTTGGGTGAGAACCCAGCCGAGAAACTAGCTCAGCAGTCGGTCGCTCTCGCAGAAGCTAGGGCTCAGGATCTCATCACAGAGCAGACCTTCCTCGATGCGTTGGCCGTAGCTCAGCAGACTTTTAGACAAAAGGAAGCCGAGGCACTCCTCGCAGAGAACGCACTCCTAGCCGAGACGGACGCATTCGCTAACGCTCAGAAGATTGCAGACAACCAAGCTAAGGTTGACGCGATCATTGCCCAAGAGCAAGAGGGCTCAAGGCAGCAGCTCGAGCTCCTAAAGAAGCGTAACGCACAGGAAGAGCAGCTATCTCAAGCTCGTCTCAAGGGGTTCTCCCAGTTCTTCGGGAACCTCTCAGCACTTCAGAAGACCCAGTCTGCCGAGCTATTTGCTATCGGTAAGGCCGCTGCTATTGCACAGGCTACGATTGACGGATACGCCGCAGCACAGGGCGCGTACAAAGTCGGGGCTGGGATAGGTGGTCCTATCCTTGGAGCTATCTTCGCTGCTGCCGCTGCCGCCGCTGCCGCTGTAAACATCTCAAACATCGCAGCCACTAACCTCGCCACTGGGATTACCGAAGTCCCTCCAGGGTTTAGAAATGACACGTTCCCAGCGAACCTTTCCTCTGGCGAGCGGGTCCTCTCAGTAGAGCAGAACAAGGACCTTAAGCAGTTCATGTCGAACGGTGGCGGTGGGTCAAACGAGATTCTCATGATGATCGTTAACCGTCTTGATAACCTCGAGAATCAAATCACCGTTAACATCGGCGAGAAGGAAGTATTCAACGTCCTGCGAGATGGCGTTAACTCCGGGAGGTCGTTCGCGTGAGCGTAGAGTTTAGAATCATCGACGACATCATGACTCAAAGAGACGAGACGGACGTTACCGCTTCCTCGTCTGACTCTTCATTTCCTGTAGCGAACGTGAAGAAAGAACAACGCTCTGCTGTGTGGCGTTCATCTGGGAACTACGTCATCACGAGCTCGAATAATAGAATCAACTTCAAAGAGAGTGGAGGGGGTCCAGAACTCACCGCTACTCTCACGGCGGCTACCTACACCGCCGCTACTTTGGCCGCTGAGATTAAGACTCAGATGGAAGCCGTGAACGGTGCAGATACCATCACCGTCTCTAGGTCTGCCGCTACAGGGAAGTGGACCATCGCCACCTCTGGCGCGTTCTTATCGATACTGTTCTCTACAGGGACGAATGCCGCGACCTCCGCTCGTAGCGTCTTAGGGTTTGGGTCGTCTGACTTCACGGGAGCCACGACTTACACGGGTCCCTCGATCGCTCTTCACACCGAGGAGTGGGTGACGTTTGATCTCCAGACCGATACCGAAATTGATTCTTGTGTTCTCGTATTCGATAAGATCGACGGGGCTAAGCTCACCACGGCGGCAGTAGTAAAGATCCAAGCCAACGCTACGGACTCTTGGGGCTCTCCTTCCGTCGACGTGACCCTTACGTTTGACGAGACTCCCGAGGTGTATTCCTATTTCTGGACTACTGCACAGTCACACCGTTACTGGAGGGTCAACGTCGTTGATCCCGCAAACCCGAACCTGTACGTGGAACTCTCTAAGGTCATCCTTGGGAAGGCCACGCAATTATCTCGGGCTCCTGATAACGGGTTCTCTATCTCGTACGAAGATAGGTCAAAGGTTCAGGAAACACCCTACGGCCACGAGTACACGGATATTTATCCGATCATGCTCTCGGGGTCGTTTGACTACACCGCCCTCCCCTACGTGGACGTAAAGACCCTCCAAGAGGTTTACAACCGAGTGGGTAACGTCACCCCTATCTGTGTGGTGCTCGACTCCGCCGAAGCTCTTTTCGATAAAGACCGCATGGCGATCTATGGGAAGCTCTCAGGATCGAACTCGTACTCCCACCAGGTGTATAACTACTTTAACTCGGGGCTCCAGGTGAGGGAGATCCCTTGAAACTCTGCGTCGCCGAACTCGAAAGTGAGCTTTTCCAGGTCGTGAGACCTAAGGCCAACACTCTCGTCGAGGCGATTCGCATTCATTTGTACCGCCACAATTCCCCGGAGGGCTCGCTTAGCGTGAGGGTCGCGGACCTAAACGGCAGATCCATTGCCGTCTCGGACACCGTTTTGATCTCCGCTATCCCGTCGAAGACCTTTTATCACGGATATGTGCGGTTCCTAATCCAGTGCAGTCTTAAGAAAAATGAACAGTATAGGGTTTATTTAAACAGTTCGGGTTATAGCTTCAATGAGTCGGCCTATATCGGGTGGTGCAATGACTTCGACCTCCGAAAGTACGACACCGAATACACGCCGAGCTCTGCTCTGGCAGCACCCCTAGACTTGGAAGTCTGGGCTAAATCCACGAGGGTGAGATGAGAATTCTAGATTTCAGTGATGGGTTTACCTCGGCCACAGAGCCTACAGTCGGTGGGGTACAAGCGAACGGATTAAAAACCTACGCTTCGGACGCTGCTTTTGTTTCCGCCGAAGGCACCGCAGCCGACGGGGATATTTACTACAACACCACAGCCGACACGATCCGGGCGTATATCAATGGCGCGTGGGTGGTCGTCGCTCCTGTGTCCGGTGGAGGGGGCGGAGGGGCGTCCCTGACTTGGCTCGAGGCTGTCGACCCTCCTACGACAACGATCATTAACAACGTCCTGCACTACGTCTTCGGTGCGGGCTTAGGTCAAAGTCTTTACTCTGTGGCTACTGTGCCGAGTACTTATCAAGCCGGTGACCAGATCACGCTAAAGATTAAATTCAACTCTGCCGATACGAGCGGGAACGTCCTACTCCAGTCGGTCGCAACTCTCATCCGTGACTCGGACCTGGTAACAACCACGACGAATCAACGCACGTCGACTAACTCCGCCGTGACACTTTCCGGCGCAACGCAGAATAAGAACCAGACCGTGACGCTTGATCTCACTTCGGCCACGGCTCAAATTAACTCCGTATCGGTTTCCGCAGGAGATCAGATCATGGTTAGAATTACTCGCGGAACGGACACAGCTACGGGTGATATTTACGTTCCTGTGTACGGAGCGGAACCCATCTTCGTCGTATAAGGTGATCTATGATTAAACTTCTCACTGCCCTTTTATTCCTGACCCAAGCACACGGTGCCATATCCGAAATGGATAAGAGCATCTCAGCCCCTAGGAACCTTTTATCGAACCCGGGTTTCGAGGCAGGGAAAGCAGGATGGACGGCTTCCGGTGGGACATTTGTCACCACTTCTACAGCCGCGAATAAGTACCTAGGAAACTCCGCAGGCTCTTGGGACTCCTCGTCCGCTTCTCAGACTCTGACCTCTAACAGCGTGACGGTTACCTCGGCAGGTGGTCTCTCTTCTGCGAACATCACGGGCGGCTGTTACTTTAAAGTTGCGGGAGCATACACCGGGAAGGTCCAGCTCTTCGACGGCACGAACGTACTTTCAGAGGCCACGATCTCAAACAACACCGCTGGATTCACTCCGACTTACGTCACGGGTGCTGCTCCTGTCTCTGGCACCGTGTCCCTTCGGTTGATCTCGGTGGCGTCTAACGAGCCGATCGTCTACGCGGACGACTGCTACCTAGGCCGCGCCGATGGGTTTAACCTGTTTCAGGTTTCGCAGGCGACTCTTTACGGGACTCTAAAGTATGCGACTACAGCCAACTGTCAGTGGGCTGTATCCTCCGCAGCGGCTTTCACGAGCTTCCCTGCGGATACGGATTGCCCCACTCCTACGGTGACCGGGGGCGTTTCTGCTCCTACGACAAAAGTTCCGGGGGTAAGACTTCAAAACCTACCTCCTGGGAACTACGCTTTTTACGTTACTAACTTCTTCCAAAAACAAAACGCTGCTTCGGAAGAATACGCTCTAAGGTTCTTTGACGGAACAAACGGGTTTTCTCCTCAGGGAGCAATTGCCGCAAGCGACGCAGGTCAGACTTCTCTTTATGGATTTGTGAGCTACGCAAACGCTCAGTCTGACATCACCGTTCAGCTTCAGGCTATCCGCAACGGAACTAACGCATTATCCATTCGAGGAGACACGCGAGATTTTGAGATTTCAATTTACCGCTTTCCTACATCTTCCGAAACCGCCGCACGAGTGGACACGCTTCCGGCGTCTTGGAGCGGGTATCATAGCAATAACTGCACATTTTCCAGAACTTCTACCAGCCTTGGAGACTTCCCTGCTGATTCTACTTGCGACTTCGCTGAGCTGACAAACAGAAACTTTGGAACCGTCACATCTGCGTTGAGCGGATCAGATAAATTACCAGGTATCACCTTTACGCCGACGCGCGCTGGTCGCTTTCTCATCTTAGCTAATTTTTCAGGACTTAAAACGGTGGCTGGAAACACGGCGACATACGAACTGTATGATGGCACTACTGGGCTAAACTACACACAGTTTTCTTCCCCAGGAAATGAATACGTAGCTCTAACCCTACAAGGTGTTGTTACTGCTAGTTCAGCGTCGGCGGTGACAGTTAAAATCAGGGGAGCTACAGAGTCGGGTGACGTGCGAATTACCGGATCGACATCGGCTGGAAACAGTTTTATTCGATGGACGATCATCGCTCTCGACCAATCCTTCCCCGCTCCAGTTCTTGTCTCCCCGAACTGCTCTGTACGTCTTGATACAGGCAACGGGTACGGAGCAACGGGTACTGCGATTCGTAGGTACACGAACAGCTCAGTCGTTGGTAACTGTATTGCCTACGCCGACAGCTCGAACTCGGGCATGAGCTTCACCATTAACACCGCAGGTGTGTACACCATTGATTGGTCTGCAAAGCGAGCGGCCTCAGCAGCCAACATAGGTATCAGCGTTAACGCGTCGTCTCTCACCACGACGCCAGACGCCCTAACGGTGGCCAACGGAAATCTTGGGTACAAAACGATTGCTGGATCATCCGGTGATTTTGGAAATATATCCAAGACTAAATACTTCAACGCTGGGGACGTTATCAGAGTGTTTGCAAACGTGAACGTAGCAAACGACGCACTAGAAATTGTGAATATTACTCGCGTAGGTAATTAGTGGTCACTACCTTCTCAGAATATAAGGAGAAAGAATCCTCCGAGAAGATCGCTCTTGTCGTAATCGAGAGCGGGCGAAGGCTCATGGGGTGGGTTCTACACTCCGGGTCGGTGTATAAACTCACTGAATTCTCTAGCCCAAAGATCGTGTCAGTGGAAGATAACGGGACGACTCTTGTCGCGGGCTCCAGTGCTTCACTCTCCGCAGGTCAGTACTACTATGACGAATCTGCTTCTATTCTGTATCTTCGTGCTTCTGGTAGCGGGAATCCTAACGCTCGTTTTATCACTCTGACTGAGAAGAACTTCTACTCGAATAACGGGGTCAAGGCTTCTTTCGACCTAAGCACAGGCCATGACGTGTACTGGCTGCCGATGCTCTCTGATACGTCTGACTTCACTCTAGAGCTAGACAACCAGAATCAAATCGGTGTGGCGATTGAAGGCTCGGGGTCTATCCGGTTCTTCAATGACCAAGAGTATTGGAAATCTCGCTTCGATAAACTCACTTGGGAGAACCAACGTGTTTTCGTGTACTCTTGGAATAGATCGCTTGAAATCACACAAGCTAAACTCCTCTTCCGTGGGCGGGTGGTGGGGAAGGCGTGGACTCCCACTAACGTATCTTTCACGTGTAAGGACCTGATCAACGAGTTACGCGCCCCAGTACCTCTCGTGGATATGGCCGATTACGTTGGGGCTCGGATCACGGACTCCGAACTTAAGAGAAAACAGCGGATTGTTTACGGATATAACTTCGGGTATCGCCCATTAAACATCGACCAGTTCCTAGATGGTTACCCTATCCCTGGGACCGTGGCTTTAACGTCCGCCTCACCTACAGTGACAGGCACTAGCACGGAGTTTCTTAAGTACCTTTCGATCGGGGATAAGGTCACGTTTAACGGTGTGGAGGACGACTTCACGATCAAGACCGTGGACTCTAATACCCAGATCACCCTCACACAGAACTACACGGGTCTAACCGTTTCAGGACTCACGCTCTCTTTCGAGTCGGACTACTCCTCTAGGTGGGTCAATAGGGAGTGGTTAATTGCGGGGCACGCCACTAGAGAGCCCTCGACTACGATTGATGAGGGGTTCACTCTCGACTATTTCACGGTCGTAGACTCTTCGGACATCCTCCCAGGGGATAACATCCTGATCGACGGTGAGTCATTCATTGTGGACCAGATCAACGGGAACGGGATTCGCACTACCACGAACCTCGCCTCTCTCCCTGCTAACGGAACCACGGTTGTCCGTCCTTCGGTTAGTAACGTGTACATCAACACGAACAAACTCGTGATCGACCGTGACTACGACTACGACGCTTCTACTGCGGTCCTGACTTTAGACCATCTCGCAGAGTTTAACGTCGCGCCTGAGTTCACTCCTACCGGGACGATCACTCTCACCTCTTCTAGCCGTGTTGTGTCGGGGTCGGGAACACTATTCCTCGCAGAGTTTAAGGTGAACGACTGGGTACGGGTGTCACCACAGGCCGACTTCTTTGAGATCCTGTCCGTTGATTCCGATACGCAGATGACCCTTAGGACTAACTCGAGCTACTCACAAACTGGGACGGGTCTGGGGCGTAGACTTTCGGTGTTTAACTCCGACGTGGACGTGCTCTCTCTAGACGCAATGGGTAAGTCATCCACTGGGACTACGGGTGGGGTACTACTCAAGACCGGCGCACAGATCGTGGAAGACCTACTTATTGAGGGGGGGCTCTCCTCGTCGATTAACTCCGCATCCTTCGATGACTCGGCCATTTTAAATCCTGCACCTTTGGGGGTTCTAATTCCTAAGAAGGCTTCGGACACTAAGCCTCCTAAGATCCGTGACGTGATCTCAGAGATTAATAAGTCGGTGTTCGGGTCACTCATCCAAAATAATGACTTTGAGTTAGCCTATAACGTCCTACGCCCTAAGCGCAGCACCGCGTCTCTCAACCTCTCGGAGAGGGACGTTCTCTCATTCTCGATCAAGGCCGATTCTTCTAAGATCATCAAGACCGCAAAGGTCCGCTACAAGTTTAAAGAGTACGACATCGTTTCTAAAGAGGAGCTATTCAACGAGGTGACCCACACTTCAAACGTGGGTCAGTACCTAACGAAGACTCAGAATGAGTTCATCATCGACACGTTTCTAGCGTTTGAGCAGGACGCCGATACAGCGGCGGAACGGTGGGCGTTCCTTCTAGAGTACGCGTCCACAATCATGACGGTAGAGACGAAGCTAAAGGCCATTGAGACCGAGGTCAACGAGGCTGTGGTTCTCTCCCATGAGAAGATATACGAGCGGATAGGGTCGAGCTCTAGCCGTAAGGTCGGGGCTGTACAGAGGGCATCTAGAAGCGCTTTCGAGACCTCTCTAGAACTAGAAGACCTAGCCCAAGCCTTCTCTCGTTGCTCAGTGATTACCGAAAACACGGCTGAAGATTTCTTAAACTCCAATGACTCACAACGCGCTGTGCAAGGGTACATCACCGACACTTATGGGATGATCGATAACGACTCCGAGACTTTCGGTCTCCACTTAATCTGGTAGGGTTTATCTATGGCTTTTACGGCGATCACTACGGCTCAGATCCAGGTCGGGGAACCCACCGCGAAAGAGCTGTTCCAAAAGATGAAGGACAACTTCGACGACCATGAGTCGAGGATTGTTTCTCTAGAAAACTCAGTCAACGCGATCCTAGTCGTAGAGTTTAACGCCGCAGGTCCTTACTCTTTGAAGGGTCCACAAAACGAAGTGATGTTCACCCGTATCTCAAACAACATCACAGTCCAAGGGGCGCGGCTCATCGCACAGACCGCAGGGACTGCCGGGTCCGTAGAGATCGACATCAAGTATAAGCGTGGGGCTGGGTCTTGGACCACCATCTTCTCGACCCGCCCATCGGTGGCGTACACTGCGGGGGATTACGCGCTCAGCACTAACGCCGTGATCGGGGTGACCTCCCTCCTCGCTGGAGATTTGATCCGTTTAGATATTACTGCAGTTCAAACAGTAGGCGTGGGGTTTGATTTCAACCTAGAGTACGTCTACACCTAAGAGGATATATGCCGTCAGCAACATTTGGTTTTCTAGGGAATCCTGAGAGCGTACAAGTAGGGTCAGGCTCGTACTCAATCCCATCCGGTAAGTACGGATTCGTGAGCGCTTCGGCGTTCAACGGAAACGTAACGATCAACTCTACGACGTGGCTGCGTGGTGGGAGATTTGTCACTCAGTCAGCAACCGCCTCTTCAACATCAGTTGAACTTACAGTTAGTGAATCTGGTCACTACACTGTTTCAACTGGAGCAAGCTCTTCTTCATTAAGTGGAATTAGCGTTACGCACGCTAGTGGTATTTCTGGAAGTGGAGTTTCGTTAACTTCAATAAATAACTATGGAACAATTTTCCTTCACGCAGGTGACAAGGTCGCGGCTACATACGCAGCGAGCGCCGCGCTTTATTTAAAAATTGTAGGGATAGTCCAAGGTCAGTCAGGTCCGCAGAACGGTCAAATCTGGCTTAAGGCTGGAGACACGATCGACACCACTGGCGATTCAACCTACGCTATCTCTATCTTCCCCGCATAATGGACATTGAGCACATGATTTTAATCTTCTCTGTGGGAGTGATCTGCGGAGTACTTATTCGATGAAAGTCGAGAAGGTCACTATCCACTGTTCAGCTACTCCGAACGGGAAGACGATCAGCATTGATGCAATGACCAAGGACCATATCGCTAAGGGCTTCGGTGGCTGCGGCTATCACGTGGTCATCCAACCCGACGGAACTAGGGTACACACTCGGGGGCTTAATCAGAAGGGCGCGCACGTCAAAGGTCACAACGAGGGGAACATCGGGATCTGCCTCGTTGGAACGGATAAGTTTTCTAAGGCGCAGTTCGACGTTCTCCATTCTACCTTGGAAGATATGCGCCGCTGCCACAACTGGCTTCAGTGGAATCTCTTCTGTCATCACGAGTTCGACACCGCCAAAGTACAGGGAAAGACCTGTCCTAATATCGACCCAAAGCGCTTGCTTTACTGGTACTTAACGGGTGATTTTAGGGCGGTTGTTATTTACACTTAAACACCTAAACTAGGAGATAGGTTTTTATGGCAAAGCAAATGGTTCAAGTCGAAGTATCTAAGGAAATGTACGAGCTCGGAATGGGTCTCGCCTCTGTGGTGGATGCTGTGAAGCAAGCAACTGCGGACGGCTGGCAGCCGGGTCAAGACCTTCCTGCGATCGTGGTCGCTGCAATTGCAATTCTCCCTCCTGCTCTGCAGGGTGTGGATCAAATCAAGGGTGAGATCGCAGAAGACAAAGGCGCGTTCATCGCAGCCGTTGCTCTGCCTATCGCTGAAGTTATCAAGAAGATTTAATCTCCGGGGGGCCTTATGGGCTGGATTTCAGGTATCGCATCCGCACTGATGGCAATCATTAAGGCCCTACCTATTCTCGATCGGTGGTTTACTAAGACTCCAACACAGAAGATCGAGTCGGAGTTAGAGAAGCTCCGTAAGGATTTAGAAGAAGCTAAGAAGTCGGGGAGACCATGAAGCAATTCATCCTAGGTTTCGCGTTCTGCGCTCTCCTGACCTCGTGTGCGTCTGTGGCGTACACGTCCTACATCATGGATCTCCCTGTTTGGGATGGGACTCTTAAAGGTCGTAAGCCTTCCGAAGATATTCCCGTTTCCACCTGCCAGCCCGATGCGCAGAACCTCGATAAGTGCCGCGTCGTCCTTACCGCTGAATGGGAGAGAATGAACTCCGATATCATCAACCTCAAGGAACGGCTTAAATCCTGCGAACAGGGTAGTTAAATTCTATGCGGGAATGGAATCCCTTCTCAATGCGGCAATGGATTGCCTGGACTGCGGCCACGTTAATTGCAGCGGTCACCATGACTTCTTTTGTGTACGCTAATTTCCAAACGGCTAAGGACGCCGAGAAGATAGAAGCTAGAATCGAGAAGAGGCTCGAGCGGATTGAGAATAAACAAGATCAAATCCTCGAGAGAATCGGAAATTCCACTCGTTAAAGAGATCCTCGATTTCCTCTCTGCACAACCGAAGTGCATGGTCTGGAGGAACACGAATCACACTCGGGCGACTCACCGTTCTGCCTACTACCGTAAAGGTGTGCCGGATATTCTAGGGATCTGGAGAGGTCGACCACTCGCTGTGGAAGTGAAGAAGTCCGATGGTGTGGTGAGTAAGGAACAGATTGAGTTTATCGAAGAGTTTAAATCCCATGGCGGGATCGCGTTTGTAGCGAGGGGTGTAGAGGATGTTTTAAAGGCACTAATCCGGGAGCCTGAACAAGCACCCCCGGACCTGGAGCATTTCAAGGATGCTTAGAGCTTGTACTCTAGGCGGATGAATCCCACAACATTTTGATTCTTATTGAAATAACGGACACCTGGCTGAACGGAAATCTTCTCGTAGCCCATGACTGCTTTGACTTCCGCCATCTCGGTGGGTTGCATGCTGAAGGTTTTCATCTGGTCAGCTTCGACCCCTGCGTAGACGTTCACGCCTAAGAGTTGATTGACCGACTCGTGGATATTAATTCCACCGGACATGTAGACTTCCTTACCGATCAGGGCGGGCTCGAGCATGAGCTTCACAGAACCGGCCTCAGACTGACCGCACAACATGAACATGACGCATCCGATAAAGTAACGCATTGTGTATCTCCTATTAGGAGTCAGTGTCCGATAGGTCGGGGGAGAAATCAAACCTTGGGCTCCTTTCCTTCGAGCATTTCCCGGATGCGGACTAGGGCTTGATAAGCCTCATTTTGAAATGGAGTCTCAGTAGGGTCAGGCTCATGGTGGAACCTCGATATTTCCTCAAGCGCCTCCACCGCGCAAATGAGCGCAGGCGCGAGTCGGTGCCACATGTACTCAAGAGCTGCATCATCTTCGTCCCGCGCAGCTTTGATTAAGTCGATGAGGGTGGGGGTCATCCGCCACTTCCGCACTTATCGCATTTTTCGGTATAAGTTGTGAGTTGCCCAGCGCGAAGCAGCAGCGCTAAGTAAGCCGAAGAATACTCTGGATTTTTTTCGTTAAGTTCATTTATGGCTTTCATGATCGCTTCTTCCCATCTCATTCTCTCATCTCCTCTTTTTTGTACGAGCGGGCCGGTTGCAGGAGCTACCCGATCCGACCGGCTTGGAAGTACGTCCCGTTCATAGACAGGGTGATCAATCCCTTTGTGCCAATCCATCCGCGTATGACGCCGCCGCTCGCATTTCCTTGCGGGAAACTTTATCCAGTATGTTACTTTTTCGGTGACTTACTGGGTGTTCATTTAAAGCACTGCCTCCATTTGAACTCCGGCGGCTTCAGCCTTCTTCTTTATTCTTTCAAGATATGCTTTGTATGCGTCGCTCTTGTGTTGTGTAAAGCTTAAACCCTTACACCAGAAATCATTTCGAAGGAGTGACTTACAAATGCGCCGCCAGGAAGGGATCTGGCGTTTTACTTCAAGCGCATAGTCTCCTTCGTCAGGGATGCCGTCAGGATATCCGCGCGTCTTCCAGAATTCATTGAAGACAAAAATCTTCGCGCGATAGTGCTCCTTCGTCTGCGGAGGCATTGATTCAATGAGTAGTGTGGCGAATGACTTCCAGGTGTGTCCCTTTGGTTTATTCACCGTGCGATACCCGTTGATGTTTCCCCATTCCTTGACGTAGAGCGCCCCTCCGTTTGCTCCATTTACGCGGTAGACAACCTTCGCCCACGTTTGCGGTTCAAGTAGGTGAAAGAGCCAAAGTCCGCGCCGTTGATCATCCCCATAAGGCTGACAAATACGCATCTGATGAATTGAAAGCCCCGCTTGATACATCCGATCGTACAGCTCGTTGTGAGGTGCGCCGGATTTTGCGTGCCAGGTCCAAAGATCCGCTGTTGTCCAATCGTAAATCGGATATACGTTATAGGTGTTCTCGGTGACCTTCGTTGTCCACTGGTAATCTTTAAATCTAATCTTGGACCGGCTTGCGATTGTGCGAAATCGGTTCAGTGATTCATTGGCGCGAATTCCGACTAAGCATGCGGTTCTTTTTCCTTGGGAGTACCACTCGCCAAACTCAGGGACAAACTCTTCGAACTCCATGCCGTGTTTGAAAAACGGAAAAAACGATTCATCCGAGATCGCTTGTTCAGGGAGATCTCTAATCCAAAGGTCCCGCTTATCTTTTTCCCAACATACCCAGAAGGGCTCATAAACCGAGACTGCGTTGCGAAGGTGGATTGGCAGGCATACCCAGTAAGGCTCGATGCAGTCTGCTAGCTCTTTAAAGGTTCGCTCTGCGTGATCAATCGTGAGTTTGTACTGACCTTCTAGATCAATAAACAGAAGACCAAACTTTCTTCCGCGCTTTCGGGCTTCTTCAGCGACAAGCCCAAGCATTACGGTCGAGTCTTTACCAGCAGAAAAGCTCACATAAACGCGCTCAAACTCATCGAATGTTTTTTCGATCCGTTCTTTTGCGGCGCTTAGAACATCCTGCTCAAGATATGTTTTTGACACGCTTCCAATATCCCGTTTTCATTTTTTCTTCCCAGTCTGCAATAACGTAATCCGCAACATCGTTCGCGGCCCTCTGTTGCTCAGGTGTCAATTCGTTCCATGCGCGCTTAGTGATAAACTCTGGAGCACCATGAGCCCAACAGCTTGCGGTCTGCCCAAGATACGCCTGCCGATTCCGCGCTGTATTACTGAGGTGTTGATGCGCAGATTTTACCCAGTGATGCGTGACAAATAGCATCGATTCTTGCAGATAGTTCGGACACGACAGCATATCGACGCACTCCTGAATCACTTGCTGCTCATCTAAAAACTTAAGCCGAGTGTCATACATTCCGGCGTTGAAGCACTCCCATTCTGTGTAAGGGAAATAAAACCGTTTAATCTCTTCGTTCATTCTGCAACCTCCGTAAAATCTTGGAGTGTGTCGGACTCATTAATTGAATTTGCGACCCAGGCTTTTGAGAATTCGCGATTTGCAAACATCTCTGCAAGCCCGCTGATTTGAGCCAGACGCAGGACCTCATCCGGGTCCATACCGAGCTCCCGCCCTATTTTTTCATCGCTCCAGTTGCGTTTTTTTAGGTCAACGACAATGTCACTCATCGAGTTGACCGCGTGCTTTCCCCGCGCACGATTGTGGCGAATCGTTGAGGCAATTCGATCCGACTTGTCTGCGCGTGCAGAGTTGATCACTACGATCGGCAAAAAGCCTTTTACTCGGCTGGAAACTACCTTTGACTCTTTCCCAACTCTGTTTCGATGGAAGCCGTCCACAACCTCGAAACGGCCATCATCTTTACGCCAGGCGACAATAGGCTGAGTGTATCCGTCTTCTCTGATTGAGTGCTCGAGCAGCTTCATTTCAACGGGGGCGACAGAGTTTGGGTTGTAATCGTTCGCGTCGAGCAGGTGTCCAGGAATCCATTGGACGTTGTTTACTGGCTCGCTCTTTAGTGGGCTAAGCTCGTGCAAAAAAGATTTGATTTCATTTATAGCTTCAAGCTTTTTGGAGTCGTCGGTCTCTTTAGAGATCTCGTTTTGAATAAGTTCTGTAATAGCAACTAAGTTCACTTCTCTTCCTCCACTTTAAAATACTTCGAACGCTTCAATGCATCTTCTAACTCGTGCTCAAACGGCCAATGCCGAAGCACATCCCTCGCGCGCATACGCACCGCTCTTGGAACCCGTGGCGTTTGCTTTGGGTCGCATAGCGAGCGCAGAAATTCTTTAGCCCACTTCAGAGAACGGGCTCTCTCGTCCGGTAAAGTGATAGGCTCTCCTACCCGCAACACGCGGATTGAAATATTACATTCCCACACGCGCGGCACTTAACCTCGCATGTCCATTCTTTACATGAGCGGCAGACCACGCAATCTGAGTCGTCCTCGTATGAGTTTTCTTCCCTCTCACAACATTTTTCTAGGGGTAATATTATCGGTAATTCAGGACATTTAAAACTTGGTATTACGCGTTCGATTAAAAGGTAAAAAACAAAAGCCAATACCATCCCAATAAATAAGCAAAACGCGTATGCCGTGAGGTCACTCATAGTTAATTACCTCACCCCTATCCACTTATGCTCAAACCCTTGGCGTATCCCGACAAGGCTCATCGGTTGCCCTGGGTACATCTGCCAAAAGAAATCCGGCTCGGGCTCTCCTATCGAAGACCTCGGTTGTTTCGTTTCTCCGTAGCTCAAAACATTATGTCCTGCTCTTCGGGGCCGTTTTGAAGAACAGGCGGCAGCTCTTTACGCTCTTGCTTAATCACTTCCTCCACAGTCTCGGCGGTGACGCGCATCATGTAGTTGGTTTTCCCGTCCTTCCCCTGCCACTCCTCTTGCTTGATCCGTCCCATTACGAGAACGCGCATTCCCTTCTTCAGGTGTGAGTGTGCGGGGTCCCAGATATCGACGTTGAACCACGTCGTGTGGGGCTTCGCTTTCGACCCGTCGTTCACTCCCACGGAGAACGAGAGTTTAGACTTCCCAGATGCGAAGGTTTTATATTCCGGTTCCTTGCCGATGTTCCCAGTAAATTGAATTTGTGCGGACATGCTCTCTCCTACTTGTTAAATTTAATCGTGCGGCCTAGACGTGCGCCGATGATTGTTATTGTCGCTTTTTGTTCCGGGCGTAAATTAGATAGGTCGGCAGTCTCGAGAATACGGTTGAGATAATTTGTAAGTTCATTCTCATTAATCTCCCAAGGGTTCTTGCCCTTGTACCGACCGAATGGGATGAGATCAGGATTTCCGTTAGGTTCATCAGAGCTCGGATGTGCCCCTGCTGCTCGTGGAGTTTCTGCGCTTGGTAGTTCAGTTGCCGTCCCTGCTCGTCGATCCGGTTCTTTAGCCAAGTTAGAGTTAGGTTTAGGTTGTCTTGGTCCATCAACGATGCGCTCCCCTTCTTCTAGTTCTTGCGCGAACTGTGTCCCGTATCCACAGAGAGCGAGTGCTCGCCCGATCGCTCCTGTTTCTGCTTTCTCGGTGTGATCGTAGAACCCTTTTAGGTCCTCCCGCTTTGTAGCCTGGGAGATGATCTGACCCTTGTCGTTTCGGATCGTGGCGCGCGCGATAGAGAACTGCTCTGTGAGTTGCTCGAAGGAGGTTTCAATCCCCCAGTCGGGGTGCTCCTCTCGGAACCATAGAACCCGGTCAGCTACCTGGAGATACTTCTTCCCCTTGAGGTCGATTAGATTAAGCGTCGTTCCCTGTTTCGTCTTGACTGAGTCCATCATCTCTCTCCTGGTGTGGTCGATAGTTCCAAAGCGGGCATTTCCAAGTAGCACAGTTCTTAACTCGCTGCACCACGTCCTCGAATCCTACACACTCGGCGCATTTAAGGTTCATGGACTGTGCCCTTCCTAGACCCCCCTTAAGGTGCTTCTCAAAGCGTGACCTAAACAACATGGGTACGGTCTTAAGAACCCTTTCGATCTCTGCGGAGGCGAAAAAACGGGCAGCGTGGACCTTTATAGGCAACTTCATGGGTACTTTCTCAAAGCCGTTACGGGTTCGAGGTGTGCTCCCTCGATGATCTCCCCTTGCTCGAGATCGAAACGCAGCGCGTCTTTATCCACTTGGTAGGTAGTAACGGGCATAAGGTACTTCTTCGGGAGTTTCGTTTCATCGACCACAAGCTTGGGCTTCATATTCACATTAACGAAGCGCGCCAAATAACCCTCTAGCTCATTCGTGCCCGCGAGTTTCATGCACTCCTTGAGGCGATCCTTAAACCTATCGAGAAGATTCTGGAGTTTTTGCTTTTGGCTTTTGCAAAGTTTCTCCTGCTCCTCCCACATTTCAGCCTCACGCTTGAACTGCTCCATGAGCGCGGAGTAGCCATCGATTTTTTCTTTCTTCTGGACCTCGTTGATATCTTTTAAAATCTCTAAGTCGTATGGATAAACATCCTCAGAGTAGTTCTGTATTTCTTTAGAAATTTGACGAGCCTCGATAATCAAATCGGGTAGTGACTTCATGACTTACTAGCTAGCGAAGGGGAGCTAGTCTGTAAAGTCCCAAGTGTCGTCGAGCCGGAAAATGGGCTTTGATTCTTCCTCGTGATCTATAACAGGAGGTAGACCGTAGCGGGGTTTGGATAGTTCAGAATATTTAAAAGTCTTTACACAGATGCAGTACTTGTCCGCGTACCTACCTGATTCAAGCCCCTGCACGCGGCAAAACTGATTACACTCGCCTGATTTAAAAGCTAGTAACGCCGTAAATACGACAATCAGCCGACCCACTACTTAAGTCTAGCAAGTCTTAACCTCTCGTCGATAAGCATCTTTTTACGTAAGAACCACCCCCGCACAATCGGGTAGTCCTGTGTCAGCGCGTCGAGGTGATCGAATAGCGCTGTGAGTTCCGGCTCGTTCACGATCATCTCTGCCTCTAGTCGGTAGTGAGCAACGGCGAGATCAAAGTCTCGTATTAACGCCAAGACTTCTTTCTGCATCCACTCTAACTCAGCCGTGCTTCGCATAGAGAGCGAGCACACAACCCGCGAGATACAGTTCTAGTCCGGCGGTCAACACCGTTGGGATCAAGTGAACCATCGGCACGGTCGCGAGTCCGATCGTCAAGAGGACGCCTGTCATGAGGCACGGCCAGAACCACTGAAACCCTAGCCACGCATAGAACTTCCACGACGAGGACACCGCCCCACCCGTTGGTTGCCAGGGGATCATCTTCCCAGTCATGCGATCAACGAGAGCTGAGAAATGCGCTCCACTCGAGATACGTTTTACTACGAGGGAATACACGCCGAACTTAGCCTTACTCCAATACGCCATCCCAATTGTCGAGAAGAGCAGCGAGGGAAGCACGAAGAAGTAGTTCCAGTACTTAAACATATCCGGTCGGTAGACGAGCACGAAGAGTGAAGGGAGAAACGCCACGACCACTGATAGACCTGTGGAAATATAGTAACCGAATCCGCAGGAATAACAGAGCTTCTTAATGACTCCGATTGGGGAGCGCCAGAACTCTACATTACCGGCAAGCGATAAAGACCCCATCGCCCAACGGTACTGCTGAACGAAGAAGTTTTTAACCTTGGTAGGGCACTCTCCCACCGCGAGATTTAATGGCACGTATTGAATCCAATACCCCCGAGCCTTCGCGTCCCATCCAGTGTGAACGTCTTCGGAATATGGGATCTGATAAGTCCCATTTGGAAACGCCTCTCGCCGATAGATCGCATTCGTCCCGACACAGATCGGCGCACCCCAATAGTCTCGAGCGACTTGAATGATTCGGTAGAAGAGCTCTTGAACTTGGGCGGCGCCTTTTGAGATCCAGTTCCCCTCGACTCGGAAGAATTGTGGTGACTGAACAATGGCGACTTTCTTCGTCGAGAAGTGGGGCATTAACTCCGGGAAGAACTCGATCGAAGGACGGAAGTCAGCGTCGAAGATGCAGAAGAATTCATGTGTGAGTTCCGGCCAAACCGAGAGAAGGTTTCCCGCCTTCTTCCCTTCGCCCTTGTTCGGTCGAGTGCGGTAGTTCATTTGGAACTGATCGGCGAGGGACGCGACTTCCACTCTCCCGGAATCGTCCAAGACCCACACGGTTGAGTCAGGATGCCAGGCATCAGCGGCGAGACGGATCGATACGAGAGCGTCGGCGATTGTTTCTAAGGGTTCCCCACAAGTCGGGTAGAGAATATCAACGGGCTTCCTCGTAGACCCCGCCGCTTGTTTTGTGAACTCGTGAAGGGCTTTACTGAAGGGACTAGAGGTCCACACGATCAAATAACTCACTGCGAGATACAAAGCCGTGAGACCCATGACCGGCAGAAATAAGAGGAAATTCTCATGCGCCCGGAGGAAGAGCGCCATCCCGATGACTAAGCTTATGAGGCTTAACGTCCCGAAACTATAGAGTTTATTTCGTTGCCAGTCGAGGTAAAGATTTTTTTCTTCGTTGTTAGGTGGGAGCATTCATCGAGGGTAAATGCGCCTAGAAATCTTGTCGAGGTTTGGCTAAGAAAAAGCCCCGCTTGGTTGACTTAGTCTTCCTTGCGGGGCTAGGTTTTCTTTACAAGATAAGTGCGGAAACAGTTCTATCTGAAACCTCCGTACTAGACAACTTTGAATCTCCTGGGAGGGGTAATGGGACTGGTGCAAAAGCGTCACGCACTTCTGCGTAGAATTCTTCTATCCGAAATTTTTAGATGGGTTTTCGAGGAGTCACCTCCCCCGTCGGCGCAAGATATTCTTCAAAGGTTGCTCGAGGTCTTAGATGAGGCCGAGTTGCTCAACAAAGAAGGTGAGCAGTTCATGCACTCTTTGGAGTCATCATGCCGAGAGTGAACGTTGACTTTGAATGGTGGGGCGACTCTCGCCGTGAGGCTCTGGCGCAGCTAGTCGGAGATCGGCTTAAGGCGGATGGAATAATGCTTTTAGCGTGGAAGATGTCGCAAGAATTCTGGGCACGCGACAGAAAGCTAGTTCCACTCACACTGTTCAAAACGATTCCCTTTTGGGAACATATAGTTGGCGTAGGTTTAGCCCAGTTGGAAGGCCAAACAGGGCCGGAATTCGTCTACGTTGCTGGCACAAGAGAGAAACATGAGTGGAGAATGCAGCGCATCCAAGCCTCAAAAGCAGGGGGCTTGAAAACAAAGGAGAATTTCGAGGCCAAACGTAGGCTAAACACTAATTCTCGGCCTAGCCAAACGGGGGCTAAGACTAGGCCCTCTTCCTCTACCTCTTCCTCTTCCTCTAGTATTAATACAAATACATATGCTCAATTCGCTGCGCGCCTTGAGCGTGTGTATGAAAAGTTTCCTCGTAAGGAAGGCAAGAGCCGGGGACTGGAAAAGCTACGAAAGGTGAAAGAATCCGATTTACCTCTCGTCGAGAAAGCCGTAGAGAATTACGCAGAGCACTGTAGGTTGAATCGGACGGAGCCCCAATACCTAAAGCACTTCTCGACTTGGGCAACCGAGTGGCGCGACTGGGTGGATTTTAAACCGAAGGTGCTGGCAGCTAAACTCGAGGCTGAGACGAAAGCCGAAGAGCAGCGACGAAGGAGCGAGCAACTCGACAAGGAGATTTTCGGCGATGGATTTTGATTTACCACCTCTCGCAGACGCTTACGATTCTCCAGAGCACGAGCTTTACTCGATGTACGTTCGCAAAATTATTTCAGCGGAGGATTACTTCACACAAACCGCGATCATGGTTGCGGCAAAACCTCACCTGCATTTCCCGGTTTACGTTCCGAGTTTTCACCCGGCACTCTCGGAGTACATCGACGGAAGATTGGCGGCTAACCCCACCCTGGCTGACTCGGTTTTGATTTTTAAACTCCTTCGGTGGCTTGTGGTTTACACGACGGCGCTAGGAGAAAATCAAACTCGGATATCAACCCTTCGTTGGGCGCTTGGAAGAATCCCGGAAGCTATGAAGCCAGAAACACAGTCGGTCGAGGACGCTCTAGAAAAACACCGAGCGATGAAATACCTAGACGCTGATTTGATTTCGAGAATCAACCGCGTGATCGAGATGGATTCCTATCAGGCAAAGTCATCGGAGCTATGATCGGTGTTAAGTGCATCATCTGCCACGGTCAAGCCACGGAGTACGACCACTTAAAGACTCGTGGGTCTGGTGGATCGGACGACCCTGAGAACCTAGTACCCATGTGCCGGGCCTGCCATTCGCTCAGACATCAAATGGGGATCGTCTGGCTCGCTGACCGTTACCCGAAGTATAAAGCGTGGATCGATAAAGTTTCTCCGGGATTATACGAGAGGCATCTAGCCAGGAGGAAAAGAACCCTTTAGAGTTTTTCCCATGAAATACGACGCATGGGAGCACCTCACGGACGACGAGCTGACTCGTATCGAGTTCAGTGAATGGTTAAAGCAGCACTACCGTAAATCAGGCTACGATAAGAAACGCCGGGACAGATTCCTTAAGTTCGCCTGGAAGAGGGTGGTCACGGATAAGGTCCCACCCTCAGACGCGGATATCTGGCGCATCTCGATCTGGACTAATACCCCTATCGAGAGGGTCGCTAACTACGCGAAAGGATTAGACCCAATACCTTTAGACGATTTTACTTACTAGTAGTACTAGTTAGTGGTATAGTTAGTACATGACCAAGACGATTAAGGCGCTTTGTAAGCAGTACGGTGTAAAGAACTCGGTTAGGAAGTATAGCGGCGCGATTTACGTTACCTTCCTCTCCTGCCCTAACGATGACCTTATCAAGGCCATTAAAGCTCTCGAGACGGTAGAAGCGCACGGCGACCTAATGGACGACACCCGTTGGTATAGCGGGACGGCGATCCACCTTCGTTATAGGTTCGAGCCTAGCCCCGCTGACCTAGGTATTTTTGAAGCTATTAAAGAGTCCTACGCTGAGCACAGCTACCACTTTAAAAAGGCCGTCGTCGAGAAGATGGGCCCCGCCGGGCAGAACATACTCGATAACTACTGGCCGTTAAAAAGATGGGCTCTGCTAGTCAGAACATGATCGATAACCATTGGAGAGAGTAAATGAAGAAAAGAACTAAGAAGACCGAGAAGATCCTAAACCATATCCCGGAGCTCAGGGCGGTCAGCGCCATGCTCCAGAGCGTTCACCAGGCTTCGGAAGACCTTCAGCGCGGACATTACGATAGCCTTCACGAGTGTAGGCGCGACGAGTTGGTAATGGACCTCTTTGCCGCGATCGAGATCCTAGATAAACTCGAGTGTCGATAAATGAATTTCAAAGACGCACTCCGTATCGTATACCCCGACCGTATCCCCGAGAGAGAGGATATCATCGAGGTACATAATCCTAACGACCCCCACGATTCTCCTACCTACCTCATGAAGTGTGACTCCTGTGATTGGGACGGTAAAAGCGAGGACGGCGAAACCTGTATCCACTGCAACGGAAAGATTTATTTAGACTATGACCCGAAAGAAGAAGCAAAGACCCCATAACCTGATCACGTTCTACCTCGACGACACTCTGCTCGAGCACCTCGACAGGGTAGCGGAGAAGTTGAAAGGAACCCGCACCGATGCGATTCGCCACATGCTTATATGCACTGACATTGTCATGGATAACGAGCGCCTCAGCCGGAAGCTCGAGAAGTCAGGAGCCATATGAAAGAGACGCGCAAATCCACGAGGCGTGCACCGAATGCCACAGAAGAGATTCTTCACTCGCTGTGGACGATGGAACGACAGGTTGGAAAACTCCTCACAAACGACCGCGCACTGATCAAGCAGGAGATCGGGAAACTCCGTGACCTGATTCTGAAATGCACGAGGGGACTAGAGCGCAGGAAGGTTGATAGGCGTGCTTGATTTATTCATCGCAGTACTTGCAGCTACCGCAGTCGTCGGATTAGTCTCTCTCATCGCGCACTTATTTAAGGTGCTTCACAGCATCGCTAACTCTTTTAGAACACTAGGAAAAGGCATGAACGGAATGACTCTCGACCTTATGATGAAACGCTTTGCAGAGTTGGACGCAGAGCTGAAGGTTTTAATTCAACGGCTATCAAGTGTTGAAGATCGACTAAAAACTCAGAACCGTTTTGAAGTTCAAGAACTAGAAACGAAAGATCCTCGCCAAGTGACACTTGACGAACTAATCGGCCATCCACCCAGCGGTCAGACTCAAAGTAGTTCACACTGACCATCCGTCCGGCGTACTGATTAAAGTCTAAAGCGGAATCCATTGTGCCCACCGACCGTCGTCAACGACCACACCCACCCCGATCTGAGGCTTCAGCTTCGCGTCCCGAGCGTAGTGAAACGCGTATTGTTCAAAGTCAATTAATGACCCTGTACATAATCCCCAGACGTTCATGCCATTCGTCTTCATGTACTCCACTCCCGCAATCGAGTGAAAGTGTCCAATTGCAGTCGAGATTCCGTTAAGCATTGCCGCTTGTTTGTGTGGTGTCTGACCCCCATGAGCGTCCCCGTGCTCAATCATGAACGGATACTTAGCCGGGACTCTCCAGGTCTTCTGCCACCGCCACCCCGCAGGGGCTTCAAGCACATCCTCGTAGCGGCGAAGCATGATTGAAGGGATCTCCGCCTGTGTTGCTTTCCGTAGCCAACGAGTCCCGTGATTCGAGATCGCAAGCCGCATCTCAGGGAAGGTCTGATACCACTTCCGCAGTTCCTCCACTGAGGACTGGAGCTCACTCATCGCCGAGTGGTGACCGTTCGGGTCCTTAGGCCACAGCCCCCCGAAGTACCCATCGGTTTCGTCGCCCACGCACAGGATGTTTTCCGCAGGAATTCGGTAGTGCTTCTGCACGTACTTACAAAATTCAAGCGCGTGTTGATGATGAAAGGGGATCTGAAGATCCGAGATCACGAGCCAACGAGACGGGTCGAGATCATATGCCATTAAGTAAATGGTGACCCACTCGGGGTG